AGAGTTTGGATTGATTGTGCGATGGCCGCAAAGTTTTGGGCGGCTGATGCCTTGCGCTGCTCCACGATGGCGGAGGCGGTTGGCTTGGGGGCTTCGGATGGAAGTTCGGCAACCTTCTCTACGATGTCGGTCATGGTTTCCATCTGCGAGGCAAAGGCGGCCATCTTGTCCTTCATCTTGCCCATCTCGGTGTAGGCGGCTTTGAGTTCCTCCATGATGGACACCAAGTGCTTCTTGACGATTTCTTCCACCATCGCAGGGTCCACCAATGGGTAGCCTTCGGTGATTTCACTCACCACTTCACCTGCAACTTCGGGGGTTATCTCGGCGGCAACGGCCACTTCCTCGGCAGGTGCTGGGGCTTCGGCTACGACAACTTCGGTGATTTTGCCGCCTTCGGTTTTGACTACGCCAACGCCTTCCACTTCATGCTCACCATCGGGAGCGGGGAGGGTTTCGTCTTCGGTGATGACATAGACAGGAGTTCCAGCAACGAGGTCGCCGTCCACACGGATGACCGTACCATCTACCAACTTGTAGTCGGCAAAGGCTTGCTTTTGGGTTGTGAACTTCCGCAACTCGGTGCGGAGAGTATCAATGGCTGCTTTTAGGTTCATAGATTAAAGGGATTTGTAGGTTGGGTTGATATGTTGCAAAAAAGCGGTTAAGTCGTCTGCGAGGCCAGCGAGTGCGACCTCAAGTTCGGTGCCTGTGTTCTTCATTCCGAATAGTCCTTCAACCGAAAAACCTTTGAAGGCGTGACGGTTCTCCCACACCTCGTCGTTCTCTACTTTGAAGGACCCGAACCAAGACCCGTCGGGGGTGTCCTCGTATCCCTTTGGGGGAAGGATGCCCCGTTCTGCGTCAGTGATGTAGGATTCAAACATGAAGACCCCGTCAAGTTCGGCGTTGTGGTAGGCATTGACATTGTGCTGATTCCCTTGCTTGAAATACTTCTGCACGATTTTGCGGATGGTGGCCTTGTCAAAAACGACATAGTACTCGCCATAAGTGTCATCCTTGCGGAAGATTGGCGTATCGGCAAGCATCAGCGGTCCAGTCAGCACCCTGCGTTCACCCGTTTCGGCGAATCTTTGCGGGGTCTTGGCGAAGGCTTGGAATGGTTTTTCAATGGCAGGCATATCAACGAGGGCGACGAATTGCACACCTTCGTCCACCTCATCAACCGTCATTCGGTACACGGGAAGTTCCATAGGGGGATATGTAGCAGTTAGCCTAATGTTGCAAATTCGGACAAGCGGCGCACCCTGCTGGTCGTCTGCTGGATGTCACGCTCAACCACATAGGCCCGCATGGGTTGCATCCCTTGGCCTTGGCCGTTCCCGAAGGAGGACAGGTCGGTCGTGTTGGGGTTGCTGAAAATCGGAGGTGCAGCACCGCCACCTGCTCCCATCGGCATCGGTCCACCAGGTGAAGGCGCACCGCCTGATTCCCCCCCACCCATGATGGTCTTGCCTGCTTGAATCCCCGCTGCCGTAATCGCTGCAATCCGTAAGCCTGCACGAATCTTGGCCATCGTGTTTAGAGCCTTGGTTTGTGCGATACCTGTTGCACCACCAGTCAAAGCGTTTGCTGGATTAGCGAAAGCCATTGCCGCATTTGCAGACATCTCTTTTTGAAGATTTATGATGACATTGGCGATAGCCGACCCTTTCTCAATCGCCAAGGCCGCAATGGCCAAGCCTTTATTCTCGTTGCCGAATGCAGATAGGGTTTGGCTAATAGCGGTAAGCGAATCAAAGGTGACCTGCTGCTTAAAGTCAGCAACGGCCTGCTCAATCCGCTTGATTTCTTCGGCTTTGGCTTTTTCAATTTGAATAGTCCTTGCCGCCGCTGATGCACGGGCTTGGCCCTCCTTTCGCATTCCATCAATAATGGCTTGCTCTTGGGCTGCTTGGTCATCCAACCTCATCTCGTAGAGGGTGAGGTTCAAATCTTCAACAAACTTGATGATGGCGTTGTTTTCCTCTTTGAGTTTTTCCAGCCTTTTCTTTGTGGCTTCTTCTGCCGCTGCTTTGCGCTTAGCATCATTAGCGATGAGGTCGTTCGTGTGCTTTTCGTAAGCATCCCGATAATTCTCCAAAGTAGCCTCCTGCCTCATCAAGGCTTGGGCTTCTTCCATCGCCCGTTGCTTTGGGTCGGGTAGGTTGAGGTAGCGACGCACGGCTGCGGTCAATTCGTCCCACTTGGCTACAAGCAGGCCAACGGCTACGACTGCTGCACCGATACCCGTTGCAAGGAGTGCAATCCGAAACGCCCTCAATGCTCCCGTGCTGGTTCCAACGGCTATGGCGTAAACCCGTTGAGCCGCTGCCGCTGCTTCGGTCGTGATAACGGATTTTTGGGTAAGTAGGATGTTGACCTGTTGAATACCATTTACCAAGGCCATTGCCCCTTGGACTTGAACCATTGCCTTCTGCAAGTCCTCGTTCTCGTCACCGAATAGTGCCGCTGCACCTTGGGCAATCGCAAATCCTGCCGCAACTGCTTGAGAGGCTTCCACGATTAAGGTGAATGCTTTGCTACCTCCTTTTGCAAACGAATCAACGGACTGCTCAACGCCCTCAATGGTCCGCTTGTAGTTACCCGCCTCAACTTGCAGGCGTTGGAACTCTTCGGTGTTTTGCTTGCCCGCCGCAGCGAGTTCAACCATCCGCTTTTTGGCGGCGTTGAGTTTGTCTTCAAGCGATTGAAGTGCTGGCCCTGTCGCATCGGTTGCGACTACTTTGAGGGCAATCTCTTTGTTTACATCTGCCATATCTTATCCTTCGGATGGGAGTTCGGGGTTTACGGGTGCTTCATACCCTGGGTCAACAGGGTCGGGGTCAATCGGGCCGTTGAATAGTCCCGATGGGTCGTTTGCGATTGCAGCGGTACTGGTAGCAGCAAAGTCGGCAAGGTTGAGGATGCGTCGCAGGGTCACTCGGCACGGTTTCATTTGTCCTACCAGGTAGTCCCTAATCTCAAGCAACCTCCAACGGATGCCGCCGTAATAGATGGGCTTCCGGAAGTCAAGTTGGTAGATGTCCACGCTTGATAGCAGCATCGTGAGTTCCAACTGCAAGGCTTCCTGCGATACCGTTTCGTTTATATAGTTCAGCCAGTAGGTGTTGTAAAGGTTGTTGTTGGTGTATGCGTACGGCGAACCGCTTGCGTTGACTGCGTTGTAGTACACCAACCTTGGCTGACCAAAGGCCAAGTCCACCGATGGAGCGTAGGGGTTGTCAATGTGGGATACGAAGGGCATCCGCAAGATTCCAACGGATAGAGCTGTGTTCCCGCTGACCCCGTACTGGTAGGCCCATTCGGTCTGCCCCTCAATCAAGTTGTACTGCGCCAATCGGTAGCCTGTCTGCAAGGCTTTGACCGTTCCGCTTGCGAGCGTTCCTTCAATGTCCCAGGTTCTTCCAACTATTTTATCCGTGCTGAACGAGGCGGGTATCAAAGTCCCGCAAAGAGTTTCAACGACCTTATCGCCTTTGCCATAAAAATTACTGGTGTTGAAGATTCGGCCTCCGTAGCCTTCCCTTGCAAGCGGGTAGGACTGCTTGTAGGTCTTGGACAAATAATCGTCCATATCCTTGTACTTGAAGATGACATTGGTATAGGCGTTGGGGTCGCCGTTGGTGATATTCTGCTCGGCGTTCTCGTCCGATTTCTGCGACCAATCCACCACGCCCGACGAATAGAAGTCCTTCCACGGCTCAATGTAGAGCAGTTTGGGGTCCTGCGAATCGGGCATGAATTGCAAGTTGAACATCTTCTGCAAATCCTGCAGGAGGTCGCTCTGCTTGACATCAGCGGGCAGGGCGGTCCGCATATCCAGCACTCCAAGTGATTGCGGGTTCTCAAGGCAGGTCCATTGGACCGTTGCTCCCGAAAGGATGGAGAAAGTACTCGTCAAATAGTTCGGACCCGCCGTGACTGCAAACCCGATATTGGCCGTCGTGTTGGCGGGGATGGTTACATTTTGGAAGCGAACCGTGAACTGGGTATTGGTTGCAAAACTTATCCCTGTGATGACTGCGTTGTCCGTGGAGTTCGTGATATTTCGGATGGACATATTCGCCCCGAATCTTCCAGCAGTTGTGCCGCTGACCGTCAAGGTCACATCCACATTCCAACGGGTTGGAACGGATGGATTTGAGAACACGCTGGACGATGCGACCCAATACCCTGGATTATCGTAGAACGGGGCAGGCGTGTCTTTGGGGAATAGAGCGGTTGCGTTTGCCGTTCCTGCAAAGGTCACATTCCCCGTGCTTTGTGCAAGAATATTGGACCCAGATAGGTTTATCGGCATGGTCCCCGCTGCGTAAGGGATGACCAACTTGCTGAATAGGGACGAGTTGAAGAAGTTGGATGAGTACCTAAACCCTGCCTCGGTGAAAATCAAGTCCACCATCTTCTTGACATAGATGCTCGGACCGAGCCTCCACCACGGGGCTTGGAACCAACCGCCTCCTTGGTTGAGGATGTCCGTGAACCCCGCCGAATCAATGACCCCGTAAACATACCCGCTTGATGCCGCACCCGATGCCGTCCAGGTACCCGACACATGGCCGCTGGTTGGTGTGTGGTTCATGCCTGTAACGCCCGCCGTGTTTACCAGCATATTCCCCTCAATGGCTTTGAATAGGGACACATTGTCGGTGAACAACCCCGCCTCGTAGGTGACCGTTCCCTTGGTTTTGGACATGGATAGCAGTTGCATCACCCCGCTGAACACCTGCACCCCGTCCTCCCACATAGCGGCACGAATCCGTTTGTTGGGTTGGAATCCACCCACGAAGGACTGGATGTTGTAGGCGTAGGCAAAGCAGGCCCGATTCGTCGGGGTGTTGGGCAGAGTGATGGTTTTGCTGAAACTGCCCCGCTGCTTGGTCACATCCTCAATATCCCCGATGGAATAGGTGACTGCGATGTCAGTCCCGCCCATCGTGTCCAGCACATAGGGGACCTCGGTGTTACTATCGTTGAGCGGGTAAGCGATTAGGGTGACGCTCATAGGATGGAGTTGTCGTAAGCAACGGCCACCTCAATCTGCAACTGCGTGAGGCGGTCGTTCCGTCTGGTTACAAATTGATACTGGTTGGCGTTGACCACCGCTTCCACAAGTTGACCGTTCAGTTCAAGCCAAACATACCCGCTCCGTACCATTTCAATCAGCCACTCGGATTCGGCATCGGTCAGCCAATCGGAGTTCAGCGCATAGACATAGTCAAAGGACCCGGCCCAAACCTTGTTGTAGGTGGTGGTTGCGTACACATCGGAGTTGTAGCCGAACACCTCTCGCTCAATATTGGCTCGCTTGCGGTTCTTCATCGTGAAGGTGTAGGAGTCAATCCCGCCGTACTTGTTGACGAAGTGAACGGGGACGGAATCAAACCGCTGACAAGGGCCGAGGCGATAATAGACGGGGTAATAAGGCAGACCCGTGTTGAGCGTATCAATCGGCTCAATGGAGTACCCTGCACCCTCGGTGATGGGGAAACTCGCAGACCCCGCCAATCCATCGGAGCATTGCGCCGAAGTCAAGGCGTTGAGGTTCATCGGACCAGACCCAAAGCGGACGATAGTGCTTCCGCTTGCAGCTCCCTCGCTCACAAAAAACTCCCTTGTCACCGCATTACTTGCGTCCCTATATCGGACCCTTACGGCGTTGGTTGTGTTTGCCGAGCCTTTGCCGTAGCATAGGTAGCCGTAGGAATCAGCGTAAACCACTGCAATCGCATTGCTAACGCTTGTGCCGTCCTGCGTGGTCGTGAGGGATTTGCCTGTATTTGCGGTCAAGGGGGCAGGAGGGAAGTAAGTGCCGCCACTCCAATCGGCCAATTCCAACTGCTCCAAGTTTCCTGCAAAGGCAACATTCCCCGTCACATTGGTCGTCGTTCCTGTTTGCACCACAGGCGTGCTTCCGTATTCCTCCATGAAGGTCAGCCTGTATCCGGAATAGAACCCCGCATGGTCAGCGAATCCGACCTGGGCCAAGGTTGGCTTGGTCGGGGCTACCAATGTTTCCACCACCCTGCTGACATCAAAGAATCCGTAATTGGTGGTGGGCAGTTTGTCGCACTTTAGCCGTGCAAGCGTGGTCGTGCCTGCTGCGTCCTTGACATCGCAGACATAGCGATAATTGGTCGCACTCGTCAACGAGCCGCTGACCTTGAAGAGCATTTTGTTGAAGACAGGGGTTGCGGATTGGGGCGAACCCGAAAGGACTGATATGGCCATATTATCGGACGGTTGCTACGCTGATGGATTTGCCGAGGACTTCGGCGATGTTTTCGGTAAGTACTGCGACCATGTCTTCGGTCACGGCATTGCTCATAAAGTTGGTGGCCCGTAAGCCTTCCCGCCGAATCTTGTTGGCGATGTTTATGGCGAAGGAACGGTTGGCCGCCTGTTTGTCCCTGCCTTCCAGCGGAATGCTTTTGAAGGCAATCCACTCTTGGATAGGTCGGATAGGTGGCCGCTTGTCCCTGTATTGGAACGGGCTATTGGGCGCACGGCTGCTGCTGACCGCACCCTTGACACCGAGGTCCACAAACTTCCAGTAATCGTTGGCCACAATAGCGACCACGAAGGAAGTGTCGGTCAGGGTGATGGGTTCAAAGTCAATGCTCGCCGATAGGGAATCGCTTGCAATGGCCCCTGAATTTGCGAGGTTCTGCTTGGCCAATTTGATGACCCCGTCCAACCATTTCTTGACTATTGCGTAGGATTTATTGTCAATAGCCCCCTCCGCAAGATTGACCCCAAATTCGGGCAACGCTTGCTTTTGGAAATCGGTCAGTTTCTTGCCTGACCCGCCTACGAATACATCAAACTCCATGCTGGTAAATGTAGGCCCGCAAACAAAGTGTCCTACCTGCGCCGCATCCGCTCTGCCTCTTGGCGTTCGGCTTCAAGAATATCGTGAATGAGCAGCGCATAGTTGAGGAACTCCACCGCCTTCATCGCAAAGATGGCATCAAACTTCAGTACATCCTTGTTCGCCATTCTCCACACGACCATGAGCCAACCGTAGCCAGCAAGCGGGTTGGTTACTGGCCCTGCATCCCCTTCGTCAGGTGCTTGGAATAGTCGCTCAAAACTTTCAAGTAACTTTCGGAACTTAACAAAAAAAAACTGACCACCCCCCAAACATCTCCAATCTTGGCGTGGGATTTGAAAAGTTCGGCCCGCTCTTGGTGCGAAGCCCCGTCGTACTTCTTCGGGAACCATCCCATGAACCCACCCTCCCGGCATAGCGTGGCCATTATCCGGTGCAGGTTTTGGACGAGTTTCTTTTCGTCCGTGGTGTCCGTGTCCATGAGGTCAATCAGTTGCCCAGCGGTCAGTTCATCCGTGAATACCGTTGGAATCCACCATTTGCCGCCTGCCTTGAACCGCCGCTTGTATCCAAGGGCAGGCAGTTCGTTCCACTCCGCAATGATGGTCTTGTAACGCTTTGTAAGCCCCTTGGCGGGCATTTCTCGGACGAGTGATACATCCACCCCCTCCACTATCGCCACGACCCCTGCACGCTTGTCGTAGTCCGTAAGCACAGGGCTAAACTCCAGCGCAGCGATGCGTTGGAATTGGTCAATGGTCAGGTCTTGGAGTTTCATGGGTTGATGGTTTTAATCCAAATAGAATCGCTTTGCAGTCCAGGCATCACGAAATCAAAGTCCACCTGCTCGTAGCCCTTCGCAATCATAAACGCTGCGACTTGGTTGTAGAGTGCTTGGCCGACCCAAACTTCTTCGTGTTCGCATTCAAGGTGGAAGGTCTGCACCCGATGGATGGAATCGCCCATGCTTTGCAGGACTTCAAGGGTCGCCCCCTCCACATCAACCTTGCAAGCCCCAATCGGGCCTTCAATCATCGCAAGGAGTTCCGCACCCATGATGGCCTCCACCTCAATCCTGTTGGCGTTGGCGTAGAGGTTGTCGTAGGAACGGTCCAGCAAAGATGAAGTGCCCACCTCGTTGGGACTGCCCTGCATTTGGATGAACTGCAACTTGCCCGAATGCTTGTAGATTGCCTTGCGGACCAGGTTGAAGTTCGGATAGGCTTGAGCGATGTAATCCGCTTGGCTTGGGTTTGGCTCGCAGACCCACACGGAACTCGCACCGAAATGGTCTGCAATCGCCTTCGCATCGTGTCCATCCCGTGAACCGATTTCCAGCACGGTCGTTGGAGTTATTCCCGCATTTCGGATAGCGTTGCAGTATCGTTGCATGGTCAAAAGATTTTGAGGCCGTCCGCAATCTTCTTGGCGGTGCTGGCGTGGTTGGCTTTGTCCAGGTATTGCCTGAACTCCCAGTCCGCATTCAAGTCCTCGGCGGTCAGGTAGTAGGGAAGATGCCTGCACTCGTAAGGTGCGACCATCCTTGCCCCTCCAATAACCACCCGCTGATATCGTTGGTGGTGGTAGAAGGCAAAGGTCGTGTCAACGGGTGCAAGTTGCAGGTCGTGGAAGTATGGTTGATTCTTGTAGCGTATTTCGGCCTGCTGGAAGAACAAAGCATCGGCAGGCACATCATCCGTCCGAATGCCAAGCCCGATTTTGTCCTTCACCGAGAACTTGACACCGTTGAACGGGTCACCTTCCTCCTGCTCGTACATGTAGGTCTTTTCGGGCAGGTCGTACCAAAGTTCCCGCATACGCAGGAGCGTGTCATCGGGTAAGGCCGAAAGGTCAAGGTCGGGGTCCGTTACGATGTAGTCGGGGTAGCCCATGTCAAATAACTGCTGCGGGATTTGGGCCTGCCATGCGACGAGGTGGCCAAAGTTGCCTCCTGTGCGAATGACCGCAACATCGTTGGCCTCCAGTTTGAGTTGTTCATACCATTCCAGCGTGGGGCCGTAAGTTGAATCGTTGTCCACGATTAGGATGGGTCCGACCCCAGGCATCCGCATCAGTTTCTTGACCATGGCTTTGGGCCAAGTGTAGAGATTGAAGTTGGTGATGATGACGGGGATTTTGGCCATGGCTAAAAGGTTATCACGAACTTATCGGGACCTGGCCATCCCTTGCAGGAGTTGTACACGGTCATCCCTTCCCGCTTTCCAATCCAATGCTCGGCTTGCCAGCGGTGTTCACGGACGGGTTCTCCGAGTTCACGGATGTGAGAGGACTTCGCCCACCAAAAGGTTCCCGCAAAGTAGGGGTATCCGTCGGGGTTGTTGTGGTCAGCAATTTGGGGGAACTCTTCCTTGGTCAGCCAGTAGGCTCCGACCGCATCCGCCTTTTCAAGTTCTGCGATGGCCCGCTCCCAAGCGACGATGTTAAAGAATATCATAGACCTGCACCACAGTTGGTTGATGAGGGACGGGTCGGAACTGCCTTTGGTATGCCCATAGAGGTAGGCTGCATCCTCGGTTTGGCTTGCTCGGTACATCTCGGTAAGCGTCGCCTGCTCCCAAGCGTTGGTTCGGGTGACCACGACCTTGACCTTTGCGGCCACAAGCGAGTTCTCCAAGATTTCCTTGACCAACTTCCGCTGCTCCGGAGGACCGACGATGCCCACCCGAATCTCGTCCAGTTGCTCAATCAGCCCGTAGTTGCACAGGGCCATCATGTGTTGGTGCATTATCAACTGCCATTGGCCGCCGCCGCCGCAGTAAATGTGGTAGTAGTGGATGAGTTTCATTGGGTCAGTAGGAGGGTTAGGATGCAGCCGATAAACACCAAGGCCAGCACGACCCGACCGATGGCGAGGGCGAGGTCAAGGAGGGATTCAAGGTTCATTTCTCTAAATGTTTCCATTTTTCGTAGGACCTTCCAACTGAAAGTCCCGCATAGAACCAAAGGAAAAATCCGATGCAGATTACGAGTATGTTCATGGGGTAAAGTTACACCACCAAGTACTTCCCCGAATTACTGACCGCCAATTTGTTGAGGGCCACATAGCGCAGGGCATCGCAGGCGTGGTTGTAGGAGTCAATGGGGACCCCCGTGTCCTTGCCGTCCTTGTCCGTGGCCCAAGTATAACTGCGGAGTTCTTTGATGAGGTTGGTGGAATCCTTGGTCACATGAAGGTTGAATCGCTTAACGATGTCAATGCCCTGCCTCACCGAATCGGGGCCTTTGCTTGCGGGCTTGATGTTGAACCCCAAGCGGTAAATTTCCTCAATGGACTTCGGTTCTGCCGAATCGGCCACAATCTCCCAAGCACGGGTGATGCCGAACTCCTTTAGCCTTGTGGCGATGTCGGAGTTGGTTAGCCCTCGGTGGTAGAGCAGTTCGTGGACAAACAAGTCGTCGCCCCTTCGGTAAACTGCGACCAAGGCCGTGGGGTCGTTGCTGAACCCCCAGTCAAGCCCGTAGGCGACAAACTTCATCGTGGATGGGTCAATACCCTCAACCATCGTATAATCGCCGTATATCGCACCCTGTAGCGTTCCTACCTGACCGAGGCCGTACACCTTCCACCAGTTGGCCCAATAGGCACTCGTTTCGGCTTTGGTTCGGTTTAACTCAATATCGTTGCGAATAGTATCGGGAAGAGCCTCGTTGTCTTGGTATGTGAGGATGAGGAACTCCGCATCCGTTTCTGGAAGGACTTCCGTATGCGCCCAGAACTCATGCGTTGGGTTGAAGTCAATGTAAATCTCCTGACTTGTACGAATGGCCAACTGGTAGTAGGAATCAAAGTCAATATTGTTCGCCTCGTTGATGTAGAGGATTTGCCGCCTTGCCCCTCGGAGGCGGGCTTCCGAATCAGCGGAGAAGAACTCAATCGTGGACCCATTGGCGAAGTTGTACTGCAGGAGCGTCTTGTTCCACCTGTCAGGAACCCATCGGTGGGTCCATTGCATAATCTTCGCAAAATCCTTGATAGCCCCCCGTCGTAGGTGAGGGACGGATTCGGATACGACCGAAATCTCGGACTTGGGATAACGAGCCGCATGGTCAATCAGGACCGCAAGGATGCCGAAGGTTTTGGATGCACTTGTTCCGCCCTGTATCACCTTCTTCCGAGCGGTCATCGCCCGAATTTTCTTGATGGCCGTGGTGTACTTAAACTCCACCCGTCTGCTTTACCTTTTCAAGGTAGACCACCGCATCCATCAGTTCCTCCTGCAAGTGCTGAATCCATTGCATCGTGGTCAGGTCGTTGCGGTCCATGGTCGTGCCGTACTTGGCCTCGCCCTTTGCAGCCCTGTCGTGGAACTGCTGAACCACGCTCTCAACGATGGAATCACTCACCGAATAGGGGTTGCTCAATGGTAATGCTGGTTTCCTGCTTTTCTACAAGACCGTTCAACCGCTGCGTGATGGAGGGGTTGTACTGACCAACCATGCCCCCCTCAATTTGGTCTTTGCGGATGGATTTCTTAATGCGTGAACAGACCTCCACATAATCGTCGTATCTGCCCCCTTGATTCGTGAAATACTGGTCTGCACCCTTGGCTATCCCCTTGTCCCAGAGGAATAGTTGAAAGCCCTCCATCGTCAAAGGACGCTGCAATGGTTCAAGTTTTTGCTCACCATCCTTGCCCACAAAGACGGTCTTAAGGCGTGGGTTTGCCTTGACCTCTTCGGCATATTTGACGAATGCGTCCCAAAGGTCTTGAGGTGTTTCAAACGACTTTTCGTGCCAAGCCATCAATACTCTATTTTGTCAATAAGTTCATCAATCTTGTCCACTATCTTCATCTTGACCGCAAAAGCGTTCGGGGCATTGGATTCCTCCACGGCCCCAATGCAGTCGCATAGGGTCGTGATGACCATCATGAGGGAGTCCATCCTCGCCTGCACCTGGGCTTCGGGGTCAACCTTCGTTGAGTTCGCCAAGTTCTCGCAGTTTATTTCTTGACCACCCAAGGGCCGCTTTGCCGCCCCAAAGCAGGTAACTGATGTAGCCGCAGTCGCTGGTACTGTCAGCGTTGTCATAGTAGGTTTCCGCACGGGATAGGTAGGAGTGCATCCGCTTGATGGTTGCAAGGGATACCCCTTCACCATTTGCGAGTTGCTGCGCTCGGACCTTGCCTGTCTGCGTGGCGCACTTGTTGCCGTTTCTTTCGTTGAGTTCAATGCCCCTCTTGGCGTTGTTGCGCACACCTTCGCCATAGTCGGCATAGGTTTGGAACTCCTGTCGCTTGTCGTTGGCGTACAGGTGAGCGCAGACGGCCATTCGTTGCCCAGCATCGGGGAACTCGGAATTGGTCTTTGCGTCGCCCATGCAGCGTTGGATAAACTCATCCTTCGGCTCTTGGGGATTCGGGGTTGGTAATGGCATGACTGACTTGTTGCTGGTTGGCTTGGGCGAATTGGTCCGCCTCTTGGTAAATGTAGGAAAGAGCCGATTTTACGCAGTCAGCGCACCACCAATTTGTGTTGGGTCGTCCGTGGGCCACAAGGATGGTCTGCAGGTCGTGGACCGCTTCGGGGGACAACCGCATAAACAGGGCGGCCTGATATTGCTCCCAATAGTGGCGGTGCTTTTGGGCCGTGAGGTATTCCACTTGGGTCATCGGTTCGTCAGTTGCAGGATTACAACGGTCAACCCCGCCGAGGCGAGGCCGTAAACGGGGGCGAGGACCCAACCGCAGGTAGGCAAGGTCAGGGCCACCGCCACCCAAAAGGTGAGGCAGGTGACGCAGGAGAACGGCTTGTTCCGGGCAAGCCAAGTCCGGTACCACCATTGCGGGAGGACATGGTACTCCGCAATGGCGAGGGCGGTCAAACTACTTATCAGCAGGGGAAATATCAGCGTGTCCATGTGCTTGAATGGCGGCCTTGATTTTGGCCTTGGCTTGGTCTATTGAGTAGATTATTGAGCGATACGGTATGCCCGTGTCCCTTGAGAGTTTCTTCATGTTCCCCGTTCGCAGGTGCAGTTTCAGCAGTTCCTTGTCATACGGGAACGCCCCGTCCTTGGCCCAGGTATCCATCTCGGCCTCGGCGATGGCCCAAAGGTCGTCCATGAGGGAATCGTACTCGGCCTGTGATATGGGGGCATCGGGGTTGAGTTCCTCCAGCAGGTCGTGGTGGCGATACTTTTGGGCGAACTGGTTATTCTTGCCTCGGTAGAGGTTCAGCAGCAGGCGCACCACATAGAACTTGAAATACCCCTGCGCCTGTATTTGCAGGATTTTGGCGGGGTCTTTCTCCAATAGGATTAACACGCACTCTTGTTCCAAGTCACGCCAAAGCGGGTCGCCGCCTGTAATCGTGAGGCACGCCTTTCGGATTTCGCCCGTGCGGTAGAGTTCCAGTATCGTTTGTTCTGCTGACTGCATACGCAAAGATTGCAAAAAAAAAGGGGGATGCAGTTAAGCACCCCCCCAAGGTAGGCAGGCGGTTTGGCCCTATTCTCCGCTCGGAAGTTGCAGAGTATCAGTTATGTACGCCCCTTCAGCGGTCTGCAAGTACTCCTGCGCATTGTTGAAAACTTGCCTCCGTAGGTAGCGCAGTTGCGGCTTTGCCTTGCAGTCGTTGTGGAAGGATTCCAAGTTGATGATTATCGTGGAGTAGTGGCGGTTCAGTTCCTTCCCGATGGCCATGAAGGTGAACAGGTATTCGTTGTAGGCGATGTCGGCCACGATGTTGCGAGCGATAACGCAGGGCCGTTCCCTTGACGGGGACCGCACCTGGTCGGGCGTTATGCCGAAGATGGCTGCCGTGGTATCAACGAGGTGGTGGATGAGGGCTGGGGTCATTTGCTGGGGGGTGGGGGAAAAAAGGTTGGGTATTGCCGTTTTTTCCATGCTTCAAAGTCCTGAAAAAAGATGTTGTAAATTTTGAGTTTGTCGGTCAAATAATTTACATACGCAGCAAGTTCTTTTTCTTTTGTGGTGGTCATGGCTTAAACTATTTCGGGGATGGGCATCCAGTAGTTGACTTCGTGAGTGAACCAGGTGTGGTTCTCACTACACCACACATCTTGGCCGTACGGAATCCAAGCAACGATTTGCATTCCTTCCTTGTCAGTAATCAGCACAGGTTCGCCCTCCTTGGGCATTTGGTCTTGGGGTCTTATCCAGGGCATGGGTTAGGCGTTTTTGGCTTGAAGGATTCTTCCGAGCAGGGTCCAGTTGACGGACCACGCCTTGATGGTTTCGGAGCGGTCGGGGCGGGAGCAACTCACGCACTCCTTGCGGATGTGAATCTGCCAGCGGCGGAAATCGGTTGGGGTTGGTTTCATGGGTTTATGGTTTGGAAAAGTTGATACTTCCCGCATGGTGCGGTTATGTTTTTTAACTGCGGCCCGAAGCCGTTGGAGCGGGATAGCACATACTCGCAGGCATCCCCCTTGGGCCGAACCTCAATAACCGTCCACGGGCGGTCGTTGGTGCAGGCGGTCAGGAGGAATAGGAGCAGTATGCGGTGCATGGGTCAAAGATATACACACTCTACCCACATTCAGCCAACACCCGTTGGAAATCTTCCACGGAGCGGATGACCTCGTACCTGTACCCCGCCTCTTGAACGACCCCCTGCCACCATTTCTGCGACAGGGATTGCTTGCCCTTTGGGGTTTTGAACTCAAGGAACACCGCACCCTTGGGGGATAGGTAGGTCATGTCTGCAACTCCAGCGGTCAGGCCAATGTTTTTAAGGAAGTAACCGTTGGAACGGCTTCGGGGGTTGTTGTGGTTCAGGAATAGCAAACCTTGCTCGTTGGGGCGGAGCATTGCAAATAGCTTTACGCAGGCGGCTTGGAGGTTGTATTCTTCCATATTAAAAAAGGCTTTGTTGGTTGTCTTTTGACTTAATTACTACGCCCATTGCTACGCTAAAAATCGTTTTGCCTGCCTCATAGTCCACAAGATTGCGGGCCATTTTGTCAATCCTTTGGCTTCCTTTGTATTGGTAGAAATCAAAGTCGTGAAATTCACACCATCGGTTGACCTCATCCTTGCCCTCCATTATACTAACCTTCCTTTCATTTAAGTCACCAGGCAAATTAAAATTCGTCCAATACAAGTGCCTTCCCCTCTTTTTACCTGGTATCAATGGCTCATAAAATGGGACCACATTCTCAACGCAGTACTTTCCCTCAAAATAATTATCAAGAAATACTATTTCTTCGTAAAGTTTAAAGTCAGGGTATATGGCCGATGTTGTTGACTTTCTCGCAAATCTTGCCTTTGAGTGGCTTGGACAAGGCGGCGAACTCCAAATAAAGTCAAATTCATTAAAGTGGTCAAGCAGATACTGATGGGCATCAGCAACCACAACCTTATCGCTTTGGAACCTTTCTTGATACAATCTTGCTGCTTCGGGGTCAAGTTCAACCGCCGTAACCTCAATATCAGTAACCTCGTCCCATTTATACCGATTGCCGCCTAAACAGGCATAAAGATTTAAAACTTTTACCTTGCTCATAGGGAATGGGGTGGGTATTCGTTGGCTTTGGTGTAGGGAAGGTGGCATTGGACCTCGGCAATTCCAAGCGAGCCATTGCGGTTCTTGCGGACGATGACCTCCATCAAATCCGCTGGCTGACTTTTGTCGTGTTCGTAGGGGCGGTAAACAAAACCGATTTTATCTGCGTCAAACTCCAACTGACCCGTTTCCCGAAGGTCGGACATTATCGGGCGATGATCGCTGCGTCCCTCGGTTGCACGGGATAGGGAGGAAACTACGACCCCGAACACCTTCTGCCGCTTGCAGATTGCTTTGAGGGTCTTGCTGATGTTGGTCATTTGCTCAATCTTGGGCTTGGCCTTATCTATTTTGGTCGGTTCTACAAGTTGGAGGTAGTCCAAGTAGAATCCGCAAATTCCGTACTTGGTTTTCAGTTTCGCTATTTCCCCTTCAATGCGGTCAAGGTTGGCTTGGTGCAAGTCCACGATATAGAGCGGCTTGGACTTTAGGAGGTCCGCTTTTTGTCCAAGGTCCATAAAATCTTTTGTGCTGATTCGCTCGGTCGGGTTAAGGAATGCCGCCCCGTCCATCGTTGCGAGGTTGGATAGCATCCGCTGGGTCAGTTGCTCCGCTGACATTTCCAGCGTGAAGAACACGACGGGGATGTCGGCCATTGCTTGATTCATGGCGATTTGCAGGGCCAAGAGGGTCTTGCCCATTGCGGGCCTGCCGCCCAAGAGAATGAACTCGGTGGGCTTGAATCCAGTCAGCATTCGGTCCATCGGGGATATGTAAGTTGGGAAGATGGAGTCCTTGCGCCTTCCTTCACGGACCTCGTTCATGTTTAGCAGAAACGCTTTTGCGAGTTCGTGGGCCGTGGTTTCCGAGGCGTTGGTTTCTACCGCCTGCATAGATTGGTACCTGGCGAAGGCTTTGGGAATGTCACGGTCGTGAGCGAGTTCGTCCATGATGCGTTGTTCCTCTCGCTGCTTCCAAGCCTCGTTGAGGTCGGAGGCATAGACCTTCCAGTCGGAGGTCAGGGTATTGCCGTCCAAGATGTCCACGAAATCGGCGATGACATGGGCTTGACCGTTGTCGATGAGGTATTTGTGAACGGCTACCAGGTCCACGGGTCGCTCCGCTCGGTGGAGGGCTTCAATGGCCCTGTAAACAAGAACATGGTTTCCTGTAAACAGTCGCTCTGGAATTTGCAGGAGGAGGACCGCTCGGTTGATAAATTGGTCCATGAGGCAGGACAGGAGCCTGCGTTCAGCGGTAAGATGGTAGGGGTTCGTCATCGGTTTGGTTTAGTGGGTTGAAGGTAGCATTGCGGGGTATAACTTGGTCCTCCCAGCGGGCTTGGTTGATGTAGGTCGCTGCGTGGGGTACGAACTGGATGGGAGTTTGAGAGTAGAGCCGTCCGATGTTTGCAATGGCCTTCTGCTGGTCTTCGTCCTTGAGTTTGGCGAATGCTTTGGATGCGGCCTGCTTGGATGTCTTCCTTGGGTACAAGGCCCAAAATTGGTCAAAAAGGACACAAGTACCTTCTCCTCTCTTCTTCTCTTCTCTCCTCTTCTCTTCTCTATTGAACACAGGTTCAACATTGGTTGAAGGTAGGTTCAACATAGGTTCAACCTTAGTTGTATTTTCTTCAACCTTTGCTGACCTCCTTTCAGCACTCCGCTTGCCCGCTTGGGACATCTTGGTCCGATGCAGGTTGGCTTCCTCCCATTGGATGTCAAGGAACTTGATGAACACAGACGGCCCGTTGGATTCTACCAAGCGGGTTTGGAGTAACCGTTCAAGATGCCCATCGGCTTCCAGTTCGGCGTGGTCGGTTGACATCTCGCATTCTGCGTTCCAATAGACGCAGCAGAGTCGGATGAAGGCCACCTGCACCTCGGCGGGTTGGCGTGATATTCGGCCCATCATCCAATCGGCTGGGCAGAACTTAAACCATGATATTTGCTTCATGAGTAAAAAAAAGCCCCAACTGGTAGAGGCAGTCGGGGCAGGGTTAGTTGAGGAACCCTTTTATCTAAACGACTTGCTGACCTCTACTTCAGCAAACCGCCTTTATTGCAAATGTAATCTTCGGGCAAAGTTACACTAAAACGGCAAATCTTTGTCCTGTGGCTCAAAAGCGTTGGCGGGACGGGATTCGTTCATCGGCTCGACTTTGCCGCTTAGGAACTGCTTGCCGCTTTTGCCTACCTTGAACCATGCGGACAACCGCATCTTGGTCCCGTCGGGGAGGATGACTTCGCCCCTGTAATCGGGACGCTTGGGGTTGTCACCTTTGTCGTTAGCGAACAAGGTGAAGGTGTTGGGTTGGGGTTGGTAATCGCTCATGGGTTTTGGGTTGGGGTTTGGTTTACTAATTTATTCATGATTTCGGTAAGTTTGAATACCTGCTGGGCAAGAGATTCAATGGTCAACTCTTGGACACTTGCAGGCTCTTCGGTAAATAGTTCGGGGCTTGGTTTGGATTTTGCCTTTGATTCGTTTACTTTTTTGGTTTGTGCATCGTAGCAATTAACGCAAGTTTCAAACGATGGGCTGATTTGATTGACGGCCTTGTATTTGCCGTAGGCCACCTTCTCAATAACTCCAGCAGCGACAAAGTAATCGTGCAGAGTGGCTGAAACTTTAAACGCTTGACACAATGCGCTTATTCGCTTGGCTGGCGTTGGCTCTTTGCATATGAACCAAAGGGCAGTTCCGAAGACAAAGGCTTTTTGATTCCTTCGGTTTTCAGTTGGAGGTGTTTTCATGGTTTTGGGTTGGGGTTTGGTTAGGTTGAATTGAATAGGTAAGGTTTTCTTTGATGAGCCAATTTGATGCCCGTAAATCGCTTAAAATTCGGTAGGTGGTACGAAGGTTCAGTCCAAGCACTTCGGCGAGTTCTGCGGCCCTGTATGGGCGTGAGGACAGGTACGACACGGCGTAGATGGTGGCGACCCTTCGTTGGATTTCTTTTCCTTTTGGTTTGGGCATGGTTAGGGGATTAATTTGTACTTGCGGCCGTTGTGTTCAATGATTTCGGGGGTGCGGTTGTCTATGATTGTACCATACGAATTCTCATAGTAGATTTGATTATCTTGAGTATTGTATTCCCTCTTTACCCAAAATCCAGTTGAGTCGTCATGGTAGATTTCATTGCCATTCAAATCGTATTCAGTCTTTGCCCACCATCCATTTGAAAGTTCTTGGTAGAGAAGTCTAAAATCCTTGTTTTGAATTTTCAAAACCCCATTCGCATCAAAATCCCACTTTAGCCATTGGCCGATTGTTTGTCCGTCTTTCATGGTTAAGTGGTCTTAAAAGTTACTGCAATGGATGGCTTTGTCCCTTTTGCGGGACATACAGGAACGACCTCGCCAGTTGCTTCGTCGTACACCGTGGCCTTGCCAGCGTTGCGGAATGCCATCTTTAGCAGTTCTTCTCTCGCCTTCATGGATGCCTGCAAGTCACTCCACACCTGGTCGTGCGTGTAGTCGGGAGTGAGCGCACCCTCCTTGATTTGGATTTCAGAACCAAAGGCGGAGAAGGTCTTGCCGTGCTTTTCGGCCTCATCCCGCACGATGTCCTCGGTGGATTTGAGGACTTGCTCCAAGGCTTTGACGACTGCCTTCAAGCGTACATGGGCGGCGATGGGGTTGACCTCGCCTTCCTCTATTCGGTGGATAAGGCCAGCGGCAATGTCGGCGATGTCCTGCTTGGAGATGTCCGACTTGGGGATGGTGACTAAGTGGTTCATAGCATTTCGGTGGTTTGTTGGGATTGAAAGAGAAATTGGAAGGTGTGGGCTTTGCCGTCCCAAATTTCGCGAGGAAGATGGGCAGAAAACCAAAGCATATCACCAGCAAGCATCTGCCACCAAAACTGATACTCTCGCAGTAAAGCGATAAGTTTCTCGCCAATTTCGGGGCTTTGTTCCTTTACTTCAAGGATGGCTTTGAACACATCGGCGTTGCATTTTTCAAGTAGGGTCATGGTCTATTTTTTAGAGAGTTGATTTTGGATGAATGCGATGCCCTTCTCAAAGCGGGCGGGGGTCATTTGGTCAATGTCTTTGAGGAACCGTTCCTGCTGGTCAGCGGGAAGTTTCTGCACCAACTTCAGGAAGTCGGCTTTGAGGGTCGCAACGGTCAAGTCATCGTACGAAGGAACCAATCCAAGTTTGTCAGTCAAGTCGTTGAACTGCTCCTGCTTGGCGATAGCCATGGACACCTCGTTGGCACTTGCGATGCTTGTTTCAATTCCGATACCAAGAGCGGCCAAAGCACGACCAAAGGCAGAGGTTTCGCAGTTTTCTACATACGAGGTCTTGTTAATCATGCTGGAGGTGCGGTCCTCATGAGCGTGACCAGTAGCACGGATGCGGCCATCGGCATCACGGATGATGGCCTTAATGCAGCAGCGGTCAGGTTGCAGGTCAACGAGGTCGGATTCAATGGACCAACCAGCGAAGGTTGGCTCGTTGCGGAAATAGAGCAGGCGTTGGTTGACTTCAACATAGTCCTTCCCTTTGATGTTGGTGGTTTTGAATTTGTGCATGGTTTTGGGGTTTAGTTGGTGATAATTGCAAGGATGAATCTGCCGAAGAATACGATGCCGAGGCAGGCGGTCAGCACGATGTAGCCCGTCGCAAGGGCTGCTTTGAGTTTGGTTTTGGTTTCGTGGGTCATGGTTTTGGGGTTAGTGTCCGGAGAATTGGTTGAATTTCGCTGCAACACAAGCACCATGCTGACGGACGATTTGGCTGCTGATGTCGGCCAATCCGGAAGCATCAAGGTCGCTGATGCTGCACTCCTCAAGGCGAAGCCATTGTGCGCCGAAGCCGGTGGCGGTGATTTTGCCGTTGGTCAAGTTGATAAACAAAGAATTGTCAAACAAGGTGATGAAGTTGTGGGTGGGGGTTTTGATGGTTTTCATGGTTTAGTGGTTGGTTTGTAGGTCAAAGATACGGCGGTTTTTCCTTTTGCGACCTCTCGTGTCATTTTTTTATGAAACTTTTTTTTTGGCCCTACACCCGATGCGGTATAAATTCCTAATTTTCGCCATATTTAGAACCTAAAGGGTATAAATTTGCATCATGACCTACCACTCCACAAGACCTGCAAAAGCCCTCACGAATGCCTTGGAGCGGCTGATGATAGCCATATCCCCCGCTGACCTTGAGCAGAACCACGCCCTTCTATGCGAATATCGCCGGGCCTGCGAGTTGCTGGGCTACGACCCGGCCAAGGCTCAATGGGCGGGGATTCACGAAGTGTCTGCATCCCAGTTACCCACCGAGCAGGACCACACCGTCTGCTATTACCCCCTACTTAACCCCGAAGAATAACCATGCGAAACATCACCCACCTCATCGTCCATTGCACGGCTACACCCAAGAACACCACCATTGCATCCATCCGCAGACATTGGAAGGAGGGGTTGGGATGGAAGTCCGTGGGCTACCACAAGATTGTGGAACCCAACGGCAACATCATGACCTTGGCGACCGATGACAAAGTGACCAACGGGGTTGCAGGACACAACGCTACCTCGCTCCATGTGTCTTACATCGGCGGTAAGGATAGCGACGACCGCACCATTCAGCAGAGGCAAGCCATCGCAGGGGTGCTACTGTCTTGGTTGCAGAAATATCCGAAGGCCCGCATTTGTGGCCATCGGGACTTCCCAGGTGTGACCAAAGCCTGCCCGCAGTTCAACGCCGAGAAAGAGTACGGTTACTTGTACCTAACCGTCAACGATACGCAGGAGGGATAATTTGCGCAAGGTAGCGGATTCCGCTACTTTAGGCGTACGATTTCTTCGTACAACTTAGTACAACCTATCCGCAGGAGTGAAGGTGGCGTGGAGTTGCAACTCGGTTCCCTTGTTGTCTTTGCTCTTGTTGCGGCTCGTTTCAAGTTTCATCCAATATCCACCCAAAGGTTTCGGGCCTCTTCCTCGTTCAGTATGAAAGCCCATGTATCCGCCGTCCCATTCCTCCTTGTAAGTAGCCGTGCGAAGTTGGTGAACAGGCTTTTGAATGAGGGTCTTGGTTTGGCGGTCATATTTGTGGATGATGTTTTGGTGATAGTATAGTTCGTGGACATGGCCCATCCATGTGAGGTCGTAGCCTTCGGCTGATGCGAGTAAGCGTTGGTCTTGGATGACACCCTTTGTAACTGGTCCACCCCCGCCTGCTCCGTGGTAATAGTGAACGACGAAGTTCATCCCACGGTTGGGGTCGTGTTGCACTCGGATGTCAATGGTGCCGCCGTAGCCTCCCACTTCAACTGCTGACCCCGTTGCATAGTTCAGCGTGCTTGCGAAGCGTTGCAGGATGTCGGTTTCTTGGTGGTGGATGATGCTTGTTTCGTGGTTCCCGTAGCCAACCAGCAGGAGGTTCTTGGCGTATGGTGCAAACCATTCCACCGCCGTGTTCACGATACTATCCAGGTACCTGGCGTTGTTGTGTTCGGGGCGGATATCCTCCTTGCTCCTGCGTGGGTCGCCTTTTCCTTGCATCAAACAAAAAAAGTCACCGTTGACGATGACTCCTGCGTTTCTGCGTTGTGCTTCTTTGAGGTGGTTGGTCAGCAGTCCCCTGTCGCAATGCGGGTTGTCCCAATGCAGGTCGGAGATAAGAAGAAACTCCTGCCCCGATTGGCAGGTCAAGTCGTGGATGTTACGGGAATGCTTGGTTAGTGGTAGAATCATTGCAATGATTTGAGGTTTGCGTTCTCGGCTTCAAGTTGCTGGATGGTGTTCTCCAACGACTCTATCCGCTGACGCAAAACTACAAGTTCATTGCGTAATTCGGTCAACTCTTTGTGCTGGGCCTCGGCGGTTGACTGCCACATCGCCAGCACCGCTTGGGCTTGCTTTACTTGCAAACTATCCGCCGTGAACTTTCCCTTCGTAATCCATGCGACTCCACCGCCAACGATTGCGCTGACCGTGCCGATGATGGTCGTTTCAATCAAGTTCACGCCTTCGGTGCTTCGGGTTTAGCCTTTACTTTCTCTACGGCCATCCAACCTACTGAAAGCAAAGTGATTAACGCACCAATGATTTCTTGCAAAGCGGTTGCGTCAAGTAATCCTTTGGCTACGAGTGTGCCGCCAATAAATGTGAGTAAATGGCGAAGGAGGGCGATGATGGCTGATTGCATAAGGTTGGGTTTGTCAGGGTTGCGTTTGCGAAATAGTCCCATAGTTGGAAATGTTACTTGCTTTGCGGTGTTGCAAATTCTTGGTAATCTGCCTCGTATTGCGCATCCCATCCGAGGAAGGAATGCACTCCGCAAGGCTTGGGCCACACCTGATGGCGCACCCAATGGCTTGGTTCTTCGCCTTCCCAAAGGATGTCCACACAAAAAGCCTTCGGGTTGTCTGGGTTGATGCGACCCAATTCTACGCAGGTATTTTGCGAGGCTTCTGCATCATAAATGGTTCGGAAGTCAGCGTAAACGGCAAACTCGTATTTGCGGAATGTAGCCATTACGGACTTGTTAAGGCTGCGAGTTGGTCGTTGGTCAGGCGGGTGTTGTATAGGGCGGCGGCACGGATGCGGTCGTTGAGAGATGATAGGCCGCTTCCAGTTTCAAGCGTGCCAAGAAAAATTGACGAACAAGCGGGAACCAAAGCGGTTGTATCCGTTCCAATCTGCACTCCATTAACATATAAAACATAATCGTTTGTAGCGTACGCAACCGCTATTTTGTAAATGCCAGCAGGCTGATTTGTTGCGGTATTTATATCGGCTTGAGTTGCACTTGTAACTGTTGCTAAAAGACGAATCCTGTTCGTTGTATTAAATAATATGGCTATCCTATTGGCTTGCGTTCCATCGCTTATCGCTAAAATTCTTGTTCCATTTGTAAAATTTTTGATGTCCACCTCCGCATAAATCGTACCCTCCGTCTGCCCGATACTCCCGCTCGCCGTTCCGCTGACCGCTACCACATCTGCGTTGCGTGTGACTGCCGCTGTGGTGGTGGGGATGTAGGAAGTTGCGAACGAGCCTGTTTCAAGTTGTGCGCCCCAGCCGTAGAGTACATCTGTGACTGTGCCCGAAAAAGAAGGACGACGGACATCTCCGCTTGCGGTGATAAAAACGGCATTTAACCCATTTGCGTTCCCGCTTGCGTTACAAGTAGCACTGAAACGACACCGATACCATCCATTACCATAGTTTTCAATTCTTGATGCCCGATTAGCGTCTGCGGTTGTGCCTGATGGTGTAAATGCCACGCCATCCTGTAAGTCAAAGTTAGCATACCCTGCTTGCGTGAACGCTGTCGCATTAAAAGTCAACTGCACATATCTCCCTGCTACACCTGTGCCTTGTTTGAAAAAGGCTGACTGGGTGTAAATGGTGCCGCTTGTGTAAGCGATTTGAGTTGAAGAATTGGAAACAGTGACATGAACAACATTTCCACTCGTCGGGCTTAAAGCATTTGCCGTTGAAGTCCCATCGGGTGCAGTTGTTTCGCTGGTTGCAGTTGCTATCGTAACATTACTTAATCCCCAATTATTTCCGCTTGCCCAAGTTTGAGAATTAAACGCCAAATTACTCCCACTTGGTTCAACAAGTAGCGCAGGACATCCAACCGTTCCACCGCTGGCCAAGTAGTCCAACCTCGGTATCCCCGAAGCCACCGATTCAATCAAGCCACTCGCATTTACACGAGTTGCCGAAGTCGCACGGGTCACCGTGAAGTCACCTGCTCCGCTGGTTGGGATTTGGGAATACAACTTGCCCGACTTGAAACGAGCGGGAACTATCAGGAGGGAAGGTGTCGGCATTGTTAGAAGTTGTAAATCGTAGCAAATCTTCCGAACAGGCATCCGCTGACGGCGGCCTCTGCCGTGGCTGCGCCGTCCGCATCAGCACGGGTGTTGAAGGCAGCCCAAGCCGCAGCCGATAAGCCACCTCCTTGCAGGGTGCTTAATGGATAGCCGTAACCGTATCCTATCAGCATTGCTTACAGGAATGTATAACCGATGACGCTTCCGACGCTTGGAGTTACGGCCGTAATCTTGCCGCCGTTTCTTCCGCTGATGACGATGCCAGCGGACACGGACTTGCCGCTCAAAGCGTAGGCGGTAAGCAGGTCTTCGCCTCCCGAACCCGTGAGGGTCGTGAAGGTAGCGGCGGTATTCACCACGATGAAGTCAAAGTTTTGGCCCGATACCGCAGCGTCCACGAATCGCATGGAACCGCCCTGGCCGAGCATTTGTTGTAAGATAGGAGTAGGCATTGCTTGGGGTGTTTAGGGTAAATGTAGGTTAGGTCGGAATTTCACAAACAGAGTGAGAGTATGGAATTTGGAACGACATCGTAGCCACCCATCCCGCCGTGCGGTCGTCACGGCTCTCTACAAACCTCGTAAGCGACACGGAGGTACTTAGCGTCCACTCTTGCGTCGGGTCGTTTGTAAGGCTTGAAATGAAGTCCTGTGCGATTTGCAGTTGGTCACTCAAAACCTCGTCTTCGTTGTCTTGCCAGCCCAGCGTCGGACTGCCCGAAACCACGCCACCCATCGTGGCAATGGATTCCACTCGGTCGCTAAAATAGACACCCACAGTAAGGTTGAGAGTACCCAAATCCGTGCTTGCTGACTGAACATCCGCAAAGACGAGCGGATAGACGATGCGCTCACGGCTTGGGGTGCGAAGATTTATCGTGTTGTCGGTCCCTATTGCAAGAGGGTCGCCCGTCCCGAAGGAGTTTACCTGGGGATGGGCATTTGCAAGCGCAAGGAGTGCTTGCTTGATTTTTATCCAAGACATAGGCTTGTAGTTTCAAAATGTTTTTTGCGTGTGCGCCCATAGTTAGCAGTTGTTGCAGTAGGGGTCATATCCATAAGGCCAAGGGCGGTCCAAGCCAGCACCACGGCGCAGGGTTCTTGCATCCAAAGCCATGCCTGTGTTGTAGTTCGTACCGTTGGGATAAATGGTATCCAAAGCCGATGGCGGAGAGTTGAAGAGCGGGTAGTCGGTGCGGTTCTCCATCAAGTACCTGGTAATGCGTTCCGAATACCACTCGGCATCATTCTTCACTTTGTCGGTGAGGCGGGTAATCTCGTCCATGCTCATCTGCGACGATTCCTCGCTGGTACGGCGGACCATTCCCTTGTTCATGTACTTAAACGCAAGGACCATTGGTAACTCGTAGTAGAGCCATTGCACCATGGCGGGTTGGATGTAATCCTCCAAGAGCGTCGTGTTCAAGGCCGTAGTCGTGCCGCTGACCACCTGCCCGACCATTTCGTTGTACAAAGCAGACCCAACGATGGGCTGAATCCGCATCTCCTGCACCTTGACGATGGTGGGCCGAATTTGCGTAAAGGAAACATTCTCGTTTATGACCGAGTTGTCCAAGAGCGTCTGCTCGCTTATGAATAGTGCCTTCATGCTTTCGTGATTTTATTGCCCTTGCGGATGACGAGTTGCTGCTCCCATACATGGCGGCATTGGGGGCGATTCACTCCGCTGGCGGTATGGTACCAACCGCCTCTGCGATTCCAAACGCTATATCCCATGATATTGGAAATGCCGTTGATGTCATCCCGTGTGTACACCTTGCCTTGGTCAGCGAGGTCCAACATGACCTTGCAGAACTCACGGCTCGTGCGTTTGTCTTTGTTGCTGAAACCTGCCGCCCATGCGTATTTGTAGCGGACTTCAAGCACGGGCTCATCGGTTGGCTTTGCACCTTCCTTGGCGATTTGGTCCACGGCACGGGCGATGGGGTAGCGGTCCTTGTTGATTAGGTAAGCCACCCGCTTGGCGACCTTGGCCTTGCTTACTCCAAACTCCTTGGCCATTTCTTCCACGGATGCATCTCGGTTCTTCTTGCGGTAGGCTTCAATTTTCTCGTCTAGTTCTTTCTCTTCCTCCCCAAGTTCCGCAAACGCTTGTCGCACTTGGTCGTCTATATCGGCATCAAACCGCATTGGCTTGGAATGCATCACCACATAGTCATCTGCGTTGCTTCCAAACTTGCTTGCAACGACCTCCAGTACCTTGAACTCCTCGTCGCCCCATCCGTAGTCCTCGGTGTCTTCTTCGCCCCATGTAGGCTCGGAAAACGCCTGCTCTTGCACACCCAATAGCGTGTTCACTTCTTCGGGGGTCAACCCGAATCCAGCGGACAACATCGTGCGGGCCATCTCCAAGGTGATTTTCTCTTGGGCATAATGGCGGACGATACGCATCAAGTTCTGGTACTCCCTGCCCGATAGTTTCTTGATGTTGTCGTTGCTTAGTTGTGCAGGTGTTTGCGGTTGCTCGTCGGGCTGGGGATTGGGTCCAACCACATCGGCGGGTTGCTTTTCCAATGCCGGCAAGCCGGCTTTTTCCCGTAATTCCTCCGGGGTCATTATTTGCAGCAGGGCTGCTTCGGATAGTCGCTCGGTGATGGGTTCTACGGGGATAAGTTCCATACCCTCCACGCCGTTGAAACTACCCAAGTAGTTAATCATCCGCTCCACCTTGCGAACTCGGTCGTTCACATAGGTAGCCTTAAATAACTCGTACGCCTCCACCAGTTCCTGCCTGCCTCCCAGTTGGCCTTCGGTCTTAACGCCGAATAGCATTGGGTTCACGACACGGTGCGAGATAAAGATTTCCTGCTGCACGGTCTTGTTCAAAATTTCAAACTGCTTGTCCATATCCGATGGAGTCAGCGGTTCCAAGGTGGGAGCCTTGGACACATCGTCATTGAAGGTCACCACAAAGCGACCTGCGTTATCGGTCCCGCTGAACTTGCGCTTGATTTGACGCTCAATATCGCCCTGCTCTTCGGGTGTCGGGATGCCGTTGTTGAAGTTGATTAAATACCCGCCCCAAAAGTTATTGCGGAGGTTATTGTTGTGGAAGTTGGCTATTTGACAGTCCGCTTCGATATATGCAAGCCCTCCCATGTATTCGGGGAGGGGGTAGGACTTCACGCCTGCAGCATAGACCCTGTAATAGAACAACTGCTTGCCGATGCGGTTGTCAGCATCAAAGGCGGGAATCTTTTCGACATCGCCAATCTTGGGGTAAAGTTGGACCATGTCGTCGTTGTACCAATCTGCCACCTGAAACATCCGCTCGTCCTTGTCCACACGAATCTTTTCAAAGGGGATGTGCTCCATCTTGGCGATGGTTCCCATCTTGTTCCAAGTGACGGCAACCGCAAACCCGTTGAATATTTCCAAGTCAAGGACGAGTTTTTCGGTGATGTCGTTCAAGTCGTCATGCTCAGACAAACCATCAAAAAACTTGGCGTAGCGGGCTTGTTGCTCAACCGTCATCTTGTCCCCAGGTTTCCATCCACCGCCAATGATGTAGTTGACTTTCCCGTTGACGATGGCGTTGTGCTTGCTGCTTCGGCGGTAGTTGTCCAACAGGTAGTAGGGGTATTCGTTGAACGCCCCATAGGTGATGTATTTGCCCGCCTTGTTTTCAAGCATGACGGGGACTTTATGCTCAATACCCAGCCATTGGGTGAACGATTGTTTTATACTGCTCATAGCGTGTGTACGGTAAATGAAAGGGCCGAAATAGTAATGTCTGCGCCCGAATCAATGGCGTTGATTAGGATGGTAAATTCATCGTTTGCAGTACCTTGTAGAACTGTTTCCGTGAACACCGCATGGCCGTTAGTGTGGGTGGTTGTCAAGTCCGTCATGGACTGGTTGATGGCGTTTCCGTTCTTGGCGATATACACCTTTAATTGCGTGTTATTGTTCTGCGACAACACCATGCTGACGGACACCCGCAAAGAAGCATTAGTCGTGCCTGTGTAGGTGATAGAATTTGTGGTCCGTGTGAAGTTGTAGGTAGTCAGCAATCCCGACTTCATCGTAGAGTTCAGTTTTACTGCGCTCCCTTGGGTGGGTGTGAAGTTGGTATCGGAATCAAGGTAAAGGTTGGCCACGCCCCGCTCTCGGTCCAAGGTGGCGGTGTCTGCAAGGTCGTCAAATAAACCACCGACACGGGCGGCGGTATTGGCTGCGGCGGTCGTTTCGTTGGTGATAGTTGCGGCAGATGCCGTCAATTGGCTTCGGGTTTGTACGCTCATTGGAATGTTTGGTCAAAGGTGGAATCAAATATGCTCACAGCACTTGCGCCATAGACATTGTACTGGATGGAATTTGCGAAGGTGTTGAAGGTTAGCGATACTACCTGTACATACGCCAAGCCCGTTTCAACCACCGCAACGGCTGCGCTAACCGTGGAAGAGGTATCGTAAACTTCGTAACGATACGAGCCTGTTTCAACCTGCCCCACGGTAAGCGAAAATTTGTCATAGCGTTCGGTGTAGTTGGAAAGGTTGGCCGATTTGAGCAGCGTGAAGTCGGTGGTGGAGTTCTTGGCGATGTTGGTGAGCCGCAAGATGTAGCGGTCACCCGAAGAGGCCCGCTGCGTCCAAGTGACGACGATGGTGTTGGTGGTGTTGGGGGATAGGTATATCATCCTAACCCTAAATGTACTTTGCGCCCGAATTTCACAATTTGCGCCCGATACTTCGGTAGAGTTCGGCTCTGCGCTCGGCGGTCTTGGTAATGTCAAACCGCTCACGGACATCCTTGGACAACTGCACGGCAAGGGCTTTGGCGTAGTCGGGTTCGTTCACAAACTTGCGGACGGCCTTGTACCAAGCATCCTTCTTCCCGTAGGGGATGACCAAACCGTTGTGGCCGTGGACCAATATGTCGGTGTAGGGGATGGTTTCCGAAGCGATGATAGCCTTGCCCATCCAGCCGGCCTCAACCACTTTCAACTCCGATTTGAGCCGGTTAAACTTTGTGTCCCGGAGCGGGGCGATGGTGGCGTTGATGAAGTTGTACCCTCCGACATAGGAATAGATGTCAGCGGCTTGGATTCTGCCGTAGTTCTTGTTCAATCCCCGGCACGATAGCATCCGCTCGTAGTCAGCATAAACAGGGTTCTCGTTCCACCCGCCAAGGTAGATTTTGTATCTCCCATCCAACGATTTGTCATGGGCCAACAGTCCGAACGAATGCTCCACCAATGCGATGTCCTCTTGGTGTTGCGCCCCACCAAACCAGCCGATTTTGAACAGGTGCGGCTCGGGTTCGGCAGTCGTGTCGGGCAAGTACTGCTGGTAGGCTTCGTAGGGTTCGTTCGGCAGGATGGTGACCTTCTTGTTGAGCAGGCGAATCTTTTGGGCCAGGTGTTCCGTGGTCGTGGTCACATGGTCAGCCAAGCGGATATGCTCCCGTATCTGCTCATCCAATTTCGTGGACAAATAGTGCCGATACATGATATGCCCGCTCTCCAGCACCCAGTAGTCGTCAAGGTCCAAGATAACCTTCGCCCCAAAGGCCGTCAAAGCCTTGTAGACATTGCGAATTTGGTCCAAGGTACCTTGACACCAAAGGCGATTAAAAAGCCATATATCAACGGTCTTTAAGTCCTCGTCCTTGACATTGGCGATGTTGTCCACGCAGACATAGTCAAACTCGGTGTAGTTGTCGCCAAGGTAGGCGTTCGGCATCTCCAGCCGATAGAACGAGCAGCCCGTCGGATGGGCGTTGTAAACGATGCAAATTCTCATGCCCAAAGGTACAAAAAAAAGGGCCACCCCTTGCGAGATGGCCCCTGACCACTAAACCATGCGGCGTATGAGAACCGCAGGTCAAAGATACTTACGAACCGCTGATTTGGGTCGTAGATGCAGAGAAAGTTGCAGCGGCGATGTTCAGCATCGGGTCGGGTTCCATACCCGTCAGCGTCATCTCGTAGCCACTACGGTCACCGAATGCAGTACCTGTTCCAGCAGTTCCAGCAGATGCCTCCAAGCCATTTGCGGCACCAAGCAACCAGTAGCGTCCGTTGTTGTCAAGGACGATGACCAGCAAGCGATTCCGAGCCAAGAGGCGCAGTTCATTGCGCACGGCGGTCTGCAACTTGTTGATGGTGAAGGTGACTTCGGGAGTGTAGAACAAGGTTCCGTTCTCGGTGCTGGCGTTCAGCGTTTCCGTCATTGAAGAGGTAGCCTTGGTCAAATCGTATTCAAACCAAGACCCCGAAACCGAGGTAGGAGTGAATCCAGTTACCAATCCGCTCCCGTTCGTGTTGACCGAACCCGTAGCGTTGATTGGTTGTACATAAATCGTTTTGATGCCACCGACTGAATCTCGGCATCCGAGGGCGTAGCCCGTAGTTAGGGAGCAGGACATAGTGTATTTTTATTTTAGGAGTTGCAAGAATAAAAAAGCGGGGGGGAAGTTTCCCTCCCCCCTTACACTTATGCCAAGCGGAAGTCAACCATCAAGTCGGGGTAGGCGAATTGTACACCTGCTTTGAAGGCAGCCTGGAAGCGGACTTCATCATTGTCCTTGGAGTACCACAACTCAAAGTTCTCCTCGTCGCTCAACAGGTCGGTACCATAGAACAAGTTACCGAGGTAGGTTGCAACGATGCGGTTGGTTCCAGTCAAGCCTGGGACTGCAACGATGCGGACATTCGTGCCAGGGTAGATGATGTCACCATCAGCCAAACCTTGCAAGTCAACTTGGTTATACATGACACCCGTCTGCGACTTCATGGCTCCAATCAAGGTACGGAAGTTGTTCCATCCGCAGAAGATTACGAGGTCATTGCGGGTCAAGATGGCCTGTGGGATGTCGTTGTACACCTTGTCAAAGATGCTGATGACATTGCTTGTGGTGATACCAACGGAAGCCGATACTGGATTCCAAGTGGTAGAGGAAGCGTTAGCAAGAACGGTAGAACCGGATGCAGCGTTTAGCAGTTGGTTGACACCGCTGAAGTAGGAGTTACCCTGCCAGATGGCGGTTTCCAAAGCCTCGGCGATACGGAGAGCCTTCTGCTCGGAGAATGCCTGCTCAAAAGGTACGCCGTCGTATTGGCTACCAGCAGTCAACTGTGATTGCATCCAGTACTGCTCCAAGGAACGAGGGCAAAGAGCCTCTTGGATTTTCATTACGCCGACGGTGATGTTGCGCTGGCTGAATGTGGTGTTGCCTGTTGCAGACCAACCGCAGACGGTGCCTGACCCGATGTTTGCATCGGTATCCATAAGGTTAAGGGCGGCGGCTGACTTGATACCAACTTGCTTGGTGAACAGGGCAGCAGAACGAGCGGCGAAGACCGCTTTGGTGATGAGGGGCAGCCTTTGCTGCTCGGTGTAGGCTGATAGGTTTCCGAAAGAAAATGCCATGGTTTTGTTTTTAGGGGGTTAAGGTTATTTGGAGTTTTTAAG